GGCCGATTAGGTCTGGGGACTAGTAGCCCTGCGTTTGCTGTAGACGTAAGTGCAGCAAGTGACACCGTTGTTCGAGCAAAGACAAACGGTAATACATCGGCTGGTTTCATTGGTTCAACAAACGACGGTGTTAATAACTGGTTTTTCGGTTCAAGAAAAGACACAATTGGCGGCAGTTTTGGTACAGACCGTTTCAATATTCTTTACAATACTAGCCCTTTCCTGACAATTTCAACCGGAGGCAACGTAGGGATTGGCACTACTAGCCCTAGCGATCCACTAGAAGTAAAAACTGACGGAGGCACTGGAAACGCGCTACGCCTCTACTCTCCATCGACTACCAACCCATCAACGCTGTTGTTTACCAATAATTACAGCAGTGCAGCAATTAGATGTATTCCCGTAGCGGCTACGGCTTCTGCAGATCTTGGATTCAACGTTGCGGGTTCAGAACGCGCCCGCATCGACAGCTCCGGCCGCCTGTTAGTTGGCACGTCTTCTGCTCGCACTGGATTTTCAAACGATGCCACAGTCAGCCCTAAAGTTCAATTTGAAGCAACTGGATCAACCTATAACGATGCAGGTCGCTTTACGTCTCTAACTTGGAACTCAAATAATGAATATTCCCCTGGCTTATTCCTAGCAAAATCGAGATCAACCTCCGTGGGAGGTGTCACAATCGTCAACAATAATGATGAACTTGGTCTGATTCAATTCTGCGGGGCGGATGGAACCGACCTGCCTGCTGGAGCACAGATTGGTGCCTATGTAGACGGTACCCCCGGCGCTAACGACATGCCGGGCCGTTTAGTGTTCTCCACTACCGCCGACGGAGCGAGCAGCCCGACGGAGCGGATGAGGATTACGCAGGCGGGTGATGTGCGTATTGGAACCACCACTGCTGTCACTACTAATGTCAAAGGCGTAGACATTGTTGATAACTCTGCGACAATGCTTTACAGGTCTGGAGCGAATTCAACAAGTAGCGTAAATCATGTTGCCTTCTTCAACCCCAATGGGAATGTCGGAGCGATTGCCACAAGTGCATCAGCAACCTCCTACACAACTTCGTCCGACTATCGCCTCAAAGAAAACGTCGTCCCGCTTACTGGTGCTGCTGATCGCCTGAACCAACTACAAGTTCACCGCTTCAACTTCATAGCGAATCCTGACACCACAGTTGACGGCTTCTTGGCTCACGAAGCGCAAGCCGTTGTTCCTGAGTGTGTGACTGGCACCAAAGATGAAGTAGATGCTGACGGCAATCCCGTCTACCAAGGCATTGATCAATCCAAGCTGGTGCCCCTGCTGACGGCTGCACTGCAAGAGGCCATCGCCAAGATCGAAACCCTTGAGGCCAAAGTTGCAGCCCTTGAGGCGTCGTAGACCTACTCACATCAACGCCTGGCTGGGTAACACTCGCCAGGCACAGAAGACACCTTCTCTAGTCACCCGTCCTAGACTCCTACAATCACCCACCAACTCATGTCTGACACCACCTTTACCTGGGCCATCGCCAACCTTGAACGTCATGTTGACGATGGGGTGGTGTTCGCGGTGCATTGGACCGTGGCCGCAACTGATGGCCAGGGCTCAGCTAGTGCCTATGGCAGCCTGGGCCTAGAGCCGCCGAACGCCGACATGATCCCGTTTGATGAGCTGACCGAAGACGTTGTGGTCGCATGGGTGCAGCACAAGCTGACCGGTGAGCAGGTGGCCACCATCGAGGCGGCATTGCAAGCGCAGCTCGATGAACAGCAAAGCCCAACACGCGCGTCAGGGTTGCCATGGCAGCAGGCGCTAACCTGAACCCATGATCGAGCTGATCGCTGCTGTTGCGGGGGCCTCTATCAGCGTGGCGGCTATGGGCGCCATGGGGTTCAGCCGTCGCAATGATGAGGCCCGCGAGGCAGTGATCAGACTCACCGCTGCAGTGGAGCACATCGCTACGCAGCTTGAGGTGATGCACAGCGACATTCGCGCCGATCGTCAGGAGACTTTCAAGCGGCTGAATGGCGTCGAGCAGCGGGTGGCTACTCTAGAGGCACGGCCACATCGCTGATCATGGACGCCGAAACCGTTGCCGTCATCGCAATCATCCTTGCTGCTGGCAGCGAGATCATCGCGCTGACGCCTCTCAAGTCGAATAGCTGGGTGCAGCTGCTGCTGCAGGCACTGAAGCTGATGTTCCCGAAGCGCCGCTAATCGTGGCCAACACCGCGCCGATCACCCTCGAGTCACTGTTTCGCTATTACAAGAATCTCCCGCATCAAGCTGCAGCGATCCAGCAGCTCGAGCAAGATCTAGCCGTCAACGGCTACGCGGCCGCAATGCGCCGTGATCGGTCATGGTTCAACACCTGGAGCCAGGATGGCAAGCAGGTAGACCTCGGCGCGGCGCTGCAGCTGATCCAGCAGTTCGAGGGTTGCCATCTCGACGCGTACCCCGATCCCGCTAGTGGCGGTGAGCCATGGACCATCGGTTGGGGCACAACCAGATACAGCGACGGCCGCAAAGTCAAAAAGGGCGATCGGCTCAACCGCGTCGAGGCCGACATGCTGCTGCGGCAGGAGGTGGACCGGATCGCCGGCAAGCTGCGCGAGACGGTGCCCCACTGGCGTGAGATGGCCGACCACCAGCAGTGCGCGCTGGTCAGCTTTGCCTACAACCTTGGCTCGGGTTTCTACGGTGCCACCGGGTTTGAGACGATCAGCAAGCGGCTGGCGGATCGTGCATGGGATGACGTGCCCGCAGCGATGCTGCTGTACCGCAACCCTGGCAGCAATGTCGAGGCTGGGCTGAAGCGCCGTCGGGAGGCCGAGGGCAAGCTATGGCAGGGCACCAAGCCAGAGGCGCCGTCACAACCGGCAACGGCCAAGCTGACACCAGACAGCCCGTTCACGCTGCGGATCACGCCGCACATTCGACTGGGTGAGTTTGCGCTCGACCAAGAGGCGCGCCGCTTCGAGCATCAGCATCAGCTGGACACGGCCGCCGAGCTGGCCGCGTTCCTCGAGCGGGTGCGTGGGGCGTTCGGTGGCAAACCGATCGTCATCACATCGGGATTCAGACCGGCGGCCATCAATCGCTCGGTTGGCGGGGCCAGTGGATCAGAGCACCTCTATGACGCGCCTGGCGTTGGAGCTGTGGACTTCTTCATCCATGGCGCTGACATCAACAAGGTGCAGGCATGGGTCGATCGTGAATGGCCTTACAGCGTCGGCTACGGCGCTGCCAAAGGGTTCACCCATCTGGGCATCCGCAAGGGTCGGCCTAGGGTGCGCTGGGATTATTGAGCCTCGCGATCCTGATCGGCGCTTCAGCTGGATCGTCGAGCGGAATCATGCGGTAGTCATCGACGCCGTGACGCTCTGCCCAGTGCTGTGCGGCGATGTGGGTCGGGAACGGCCCGACGTGCCACGCGCCGAGATCGAGGATGTAGGTCATTGACAGATCGTAGGTTGATCAAGAGTTGATTCGGTCGCGCCCGTTACCGTTGGGGCAGCAGCGGCGAACCGATGCGGGCGTTCATCGTCGAGGTAGCCGCGATCGTGGTAATCCGTTCCGACGCTAACCCCGAAGACCTGCCTGCCAACGTCTACAGCCGGATCGCTGACCACTTCCACGACGACGACGACATCCTGAGCCTTGAGGTTCAGGCCATGCCCCTGCCGCCGGATCTCAGTGGAGAAAGCGCACATTGACGGCACCAGGCTGGTCACCCGCCGGTCCGCGCGCGATCAAGTCCTGCTCGCCTGGAACTATCGCTGCGCCTACTGCGGCGATGACCTCGGCCGCAGCCCGACGCTCGACCACGTGATCCCCAAGGTGCACGGCGGCCTGACCGTGCGCTCGAACATGGTCGCCTGCTGCTGGAGCTGCAACAGCCGCAAGGGGCACAAGCCATGGGTGGACTGGTATCGAGCCCAGCCGTTCTGGTCGGCCATGGGCGAGTGGGCGATCGCGCAGTGGCTGGCCGATCAGTAGCAGGCACACCACGCGCGGTGTATGATGACCGCATCGGGAGCGATCCCGACCCACCCGCACATCGACAAATGAATCAACTCACGATCACGCTGCTGGTCCTCGGCGAGCTGTTCGCCAGCGTCAATGACCAGATGCTGGAGGACGCGCTGGCCGTGGTGCTCAGCGAATGGTTCGTCTGACGTAGGGGGCTTCGGCCCCCTTTTTTTATGGGCAGATCTTGCTCAGCAGCAGGATTACCAGCCCGCAGATGATCCAATACATCACGGCCAGATAGACCAGCTCGAGGGCGTTCATCGTGCTAGCAGGTGATCAAGATACAGCTCAGCCTGCCACAGGTCGCTGGAGTACCGGCAGTAACCTCGCGCGCAACTCCTGTAGTACAGCTCGCCGCCGTTGCCGGGGTCGAGCGTCTCGATCCATCCTCCATCGCGGTCAGTCCGGCTCAGCACTTGCGGATCGCTCATGGCTGCTGATCCAGTCCTTCAGCTCGATCACATAGTGCCGCAGCCGTTCAGCCTGCAATAGGTGCCAACGGTCGCCGGTCTGGAAAAACAGACTGTTGTGCCGATCGATCGCCATCAGCGCCTGGTGGATCAACACACACCACGGCTCACGCGTGGCCGTCACCCATTCGCGCGGCATGGTTGGAACATCTCACACCGTGGTGCGTAGCGGCCACCGGTGCGCTTCGATTCCGGCAGGTTCAGGTCACACCCTTGGATGCGCATATCCCACTGGAGACAGTCCCAGCACATGCGCGGCGCATCATCAGGTCGCAACTGCGTCACCGCCATCCGATAGACCGACTGCGCGTGTTTGAGCGCTGTGGGCAGGTGGACGGTGCCGGTGTCGGCTTTGACCTGCAACTCAGGCTTGGGGCCGAGCACAACATGAGCCCACCAGTTGCGGGAGCTGCAGGTGCACACCAGCAGCAGGCGGCCGGCGTACAAGCTGATCACTCGCGTTCGCCGTAGGAAGGTTGGTGATAGAGCCGCTCAAGCTGCATACACAGCGGCTCGTCGTCGTCTGGCATGTGCAGCAGATCCTGAGCGATCGCCATGGCCAACTCGTCATCCTCAAGCGCCGACCATGAGATCAGGGTGGTGTTGATCGGCTTGACAACGACAAGCGACATCCGCGGGCTGCGGTGCAGCAACCGCAGCGCCCATCGCTCGAGCCAGTTGAGGTGCGGCAGTTTCATGGCTCCATGGTGCCGATAAGACGGTCGAGATACCACCGGGCTTTCTTTAAGGATTCCAAAGAGCCTTTGTGCCGCTCGCGCCAGACGTACTTGAGGACATTCCCCTTGCAATAGCCGCAAAACTCATCGGGGGTCAGCGCCGCGGCGATCGCGTCGATGCACTCGATCTCGCCCTGGCGGTAGTGGTCGGGGTGGTTGATCAGGTCACTCATGGTTGCCATCCTCGAGAGCGGCGGCCATCACTGAAGCGGACCGCAGCAGTGTGCTCAGCTTGACCGGTCGCATGTTCTTCCAGCAGGCATAGCGGATCGCGTGTCTGAATCCCATGCTGATGTTCCCGTCGCCCAGCTTGCGCGCGGCTTCGATCTCTTCGCGGCTCATGCGGATGTTGACCGTGAAATTGCGGCCTTTGCCGTCAGGGCGTCGATCGCTTAGAGCCACTTGCCCCTCAGCAGAAACTGCCGGCAGATCGCGATGCATTGCTGCGCGTGCTTATCGGCCAAGTGACTGTCGGATTCACCAATCGCCAGCACACAGGCAGCGTGCAGGTCTGCGTAGTCGGTGTCGCGAAAATTGGCGGCGATGTCGCGGCTGAACTCCTGCCACAGGCCCGTGTAGGTGCACCGCAGCGGGTGGCCGATGGGCAGCTCATCGCGGCCGCTGGCTTGGTAGAGCGCTTCAAGCATGTCGGCGCGTTGTTGGTCGAGTTGGATGCGGGTCAGCATGGTTCGAGGGCTTGGCGGATCCTGAGCAGTTCAGCGCAGATTGAGCTGACATGCGGCACGGTAGGCGCGCTGCGCAGCTCGTCTATGCGAGCAGTCAGCAGCAGCTGCAGCCGGCGGCGTTCCTCGAGCTGGCCGGCGTTGAACATGCTCGAATCGCTGATCAGGGCCTCGAGCTTGGCGCGGATGTGGTCAGTCATTGCTCACCCTCCAGCTCGGCGGCGATGGCGTGCAGCGCATCGCGGGTCCAGTTGATGCCGATGCTGTGCACTGCATCAGGTTCTATTCGCCCTTCCCACTGAGCAGCTAATACCTGATCCGCAGCAGCTCGCAGGGCGGCGGCAATAGATGGTCCATCCATAAGAGTTGGTACAGCACGAAATCCATCAAGCACCGCCTGCGCGGCGGGGGAGAGGTCAGTCATTGATAGGTTCCATTGCAATGCGGATGTCGCGGCCATAGCCGCAGGTGCCCCAGAGGACAAACATGCGGCGCAGGCCAGGGATGACGTCTTTGCCGTGGATCTTCACCGATGGCTGAGAGTTGATCCACCACAGCTCACCGATGCGGCCTTGATTGGAGTCGATGTTGATCATTCGGGAAGGGCCTCCAGGGCGCGGCGGATAATGCTGCTATCAAATGTCATTTCTTCACACCACTCCTCTGCTTCGTATCTCTTAAGCGCTGCCAGCGCCTGCTCCTTCAAGCTCGGCGGCTTGGGGCGGCGGGCGGCGCGGAGGTCGGAGGGACCAGCCATGAAATCGCGGTCCATCAGCTCACAGCACGCCTCCAGCTCCTGGTCGGCGCCATATTCGGCGGCCAATCGCGCCAGCTCATAAGCGTTAATTTCAGGCTCACCAGGGCAGCCAAATAGCTGCTCACACCACTGCTGCACCAGCTCCGGCGGTGGGGTGATTGGATGGGTCATCGCTCGGCCTCCTGCTCAAGAACGGTCGCCGCAACCAGGTCGCCGTCATGCTGCTCTTTCAGCCACGCCGCCACCTCGCGGATCGCAGCGCGAGCTTCAGGCGCCCAGTTGACCGCTTCGTCATCCCATGCAGCGCTGTCCTCACAGCGGCTGATAGCAATGGCCACCCGCTCCACCAGCGAACTCCTAATTTGGCGATCATTAGGAGTTGGCTTGGGGTTGGCCTCCAGCGCCTCGACCCTGGCGCGGAGTTCGAGGATTGCAGAGCAATCAGAGCTGCCAACTACATCAGCGCATTTTTGAACTTGAGCCCACTGATCGGATGTTGCCTTGTAGTCAGTCATTGCTTAAACCCATAACGTTCACTTAGCTTGTGCGACCACGCCATCAGATCGCTGGCGCGAACAAGTTGAGCGCCATCTTCGTTTCCACCTGCCACACGAAAATGACACGGAGCGGTGTCTTTAAGCGCGGCTTCAATGGCAGTCGTTGCGCCCCATGTGGCAGCCATGGCAGCAATGTATAGATCTCGGTCACAATGGGCACCGTTGTTGGTATCCCAGTCAGCCGTCCATTGACGGATTAGCTCAGCAGTTGGGGCAATAAGAAGAGTCATCGCAGGCTCGGGTTCCGCTCCTCAGCGGTGAGTGATGGGTGGTCGTCGTCGTCAGTATCGGGAGGCGCATACATGGCGCAATCGTTGGCAAAGCCCGGCCCTTCCTCAAGCGGATCGGGATAGCCGAAGGTGCATCGTTCCGCCCAGTGCTGGCACTTGTAGCAGCTGGCGTCAGACATGACTGACGCTATCGGCTGTTCCCATCTGGGGACTTCGGGATGGACCTGAGCGTGGATGGCACCGATGCGAATCTGACGGATCGCTTCAGTGCTGCGGCCAATCTCACGGGCAACCGCGCGATGTGGCCGCTTGTCGAGCAGGATCGTGTGGATCTGCGTTGCCGTCAGCTTGGCTCGCTGCGGCATCGGCTTCCGTGGCTGGCCTGCCCTGGGCGTTGCGGCGCCATCAAGCACCGTGGTCCAGCGGTGATGGCAAACGTTGCATTGATGGCGGCGCCGACGTTTACCGGCGGCCGTGATGCGCGATTCGATCACGCGGGTCTCGTCGCTGCAGCAAGCTGGACACATCAGCTCAGCACCTCCACCGCAGCACCGGGCCAGCGGTTCTGTGCATACCGCAGCGCGTGGCGTTTGGTCTCGGCCTGGGTAATCCAGACCATCGGTTGCGTGTGCGCCTTGCGCACCAACACGCGGTACTCACGGGTGTGGGCACCATGCCTGGGGCGGCTGATGCCTTCACCGTGCTTGCTGTCGTCTGGTTCCTCATGCCATGCCCACGGGAGCATGGCGCCGATCGTGTCACTCATGGGTCGAAGGTTCAGGGTTGAGCCATTCCATCTCGGACCAGTAGGGCAGCCAGCCGGACTGCTCAGCGATCTGTTTGGCCTCGGTCAAAGTGTGCGCCGTGATTGCCTCGATCACGTTGGCGCTGCGGATCTGGAAGTAAAACCGCCGCGGGGTGCTGGTGCTCATGGCTTCAGGTTCGGATGGCAGGCGGGGTGTTGGGAATGCGCTTGCATTGCCTGGTCGTGGCCTGTAGCGGCGCCGGCGACATAGACCATGGCGATCAACGCCATGGCGGCCAGCCGGTTCATCAGTGGGTTCGGGGTCATGATGCAAGCGCCTGACGGACGCGGTAGCGGGTGAGGTGGAGGCGATCTGCGATCTGTCGCTGGCTGAGCCCAGCGCGACGCAGGATGAGAATGCGGCGATCGTTGGAAGCGGTCAGCCAGTCGATCAAGGCGACCAGCACCAGCAGCGGCAGCAGCAGCTTCCAGATCACCAGAAAAGTGGCGGTGAGCATGGGTGTGGATGGGTAGGTGTCGGCCTCGTCGGCCGTGCACCCAGTATCGGACACTGCCGGCAGTGCACGCTAGGGAGCTGTCACAGTTCTTCATCCGGCGCATCAGCCACGCCGCCGGGCGTCACCTCCGCAGCCAGCTCCACCGGCACCCGCAACACAGGCTTTCGCATGTGCTCATGGCTGTAACCGATGGCGTACTTGCCCACCTGCACCTCGACCGTGAACCACACATGACGGCACTCGCGGCATTGCCGCTTCCGCACCGTCTGGTTCTCATAGACGTTGTTCGTGATCACCGCATAGAAGCGACCGGCACCGCATTGGGGGCAT